CTATGGCTCACAAGCAAGTGCTAACGATATCATTATGATGGCAGTTGATTTATCAGCAGCTACTTCTAAAATATGGTTTGGTAAAAATGGCACATGGTTTAATGCTCCTAGTACATCTAGTGCTGGAGACCCAGCTAATGGAAATTATCCTGGATTATCGTTTGCTAAAGGCGATGACTTTTGGGGTGTTAATGTTACAGCAGTAAATCACAGTAGTACAAACTATTATATGTATTGTAATTTTGGCGAGGGAAGATTTGGAGCAACAGCAGTAGCATCAGCTAATGCAGATGGTGCTGGTATAGGAGCGTTTGAGTATTCAGTACCAAGTGGATTCTATGCAATCTGTACAAAGAACATTAAGGATTACGGATAGGAGAATATAACATGGCATTTACAACAATAGCAAAACCATCAGTACACTTTGATTGTCCTACATGGACAGGTAGTGATAGCACAACTACAATTACTGGAATGGGTTTCAAACCAGATATGCTTTGGATTAAAAATTATAGTGGCACTGGTTCGCCTGTAATAAATAATTCAACAGGTGGCACAGCGAGTAATTGGATTATGGATAATGCTGTTCACGATACTGGCACTTATGTAGCTAGTTATACCTCAGATGGATTTACTCTAACAGGGAATAAGGCAGAAACTAATGATGCAAGTGATAGCTATGTTGGTGCTTGTTGGAAAGCAAATGGTGGTACTACTGCATCAAATTCTGATGGTGCTACTGCCTCAGTAGTACAAGCTAATACAACATCAGGTGTTTCAGTAGTCACTTATACAGGAACAGGTAGTGCTACAACTCTTGGACATGGCTTGGGTGCAGTTCCCAAAATAATTATAACCAAAAGTCTAACCACAGCAGATTGGGGTGGGATTTTTAATGGAAGTACAATTTATCATACTGACCCAGCGACAGATTACCAACAAGTTGCACAAGGAGCTAGTACTTTAACTGATTCAGATACAGTTTGGAATGATACAGCTCCTACGAGTACAGTTTTTTCAGTTAAAAGTTCAACTCTATCAAATAAAAGTAGCGATAGTTATGTCGCTTTTTGTTTTGCAGAAGTGCAAGGGTTTTCTAAATTTGGATATTACTCAGGCACAGGAAATGTTGCTGGAACTAAAGTCTATTGTGGCTTTAGACCAAAATATGTATTAATTCATTCAACAACAACAGGAGATGATTGGGCTGCGAAAATATCAGGCTTAACAGGTTATGGATTAGGTGGAAAAAGAACAAGGATGGTAAGATATAATTCTACTACCTGTCAAACAAGTGCTAATATTCAATTTGAAAGTAATGGATTCAGAAATGCAACAACATCTACTTTTTGCAATCAAGAAAATACAAAATATTTTTACATGGCTTTTGCTGAGATGCCAATGGTCGGAACTAACGGAACAATAGCACTAGCTACATAGGAGAAAATTAAATGGGATTAGAAACAGGAACATATATATCAGACTTAAATAGCTCAAACCCAGTAGCTGGTGATCCAGTTAACGAAGGTGATGACCATATAAGATTGATAAAATCTACAGTAAAAGCTACTTTTCCAAGCGTTAGTGGCGCTGTTACTTCAACGCACACAGAGTTAAATTTACTTGATGGTGTTACAGCAAATACCACCCAATTGAATTACATTGCTATTTCGACATTAGGAACAGCTGAGGCGTCTAAAGCTTTATCAGTAGACGCTAACAAAGATGTCACTGGAATAAGAAATTTAACAGTAACTGGCGCAATTACTATTGGTTCAAACACAGCAACAACTTTACAAGCTGTATACCCTGTCGGTTCAATTTATATAAATGCAGCAGTTGCAACCAACCCTGCAACATTACTTGGTTTTGGTACATGGGCAGCATTTGGCGCTGGTCGTGTAATGGTTGGCTTAGATGCAACAGACAGTGATTTTGATACAGCACAAGAAACAGGCGGGGCTAAAACTGTAACGCTTACTACAAGTCAAATACCATCGCACACTCACACAGCAACCCTTATGGGAAATGGTGAAGATGAAAACCAAGATTTACCAGCAGCAGGTGATAACACTAATCCAAGCAGAACAATGACAACAAACGCTACAGGCGGTGGCGGTGCGCATGATAACGTACAACCATATATTGTTGTATACATGTGGAGAAGAACTGCGTAATGGCAACTTTTCAAGTATTAAACCCGAAAGGAATGATAAAAGATACAAACAATACATCTTTGCCTAAAGAATTTTTTTCACACACAGAAAACGCAAGATTCGAAGATGGGGCGGCAAAAAAAGTTTTGGGTCAAGATCAAGTGTTTGGGACTCCTACAGTTACTCCTTATTTTGCTCTGAATTGGACGACAGGCGCAAACAGTTATTGGTTTTATGCAGGAACAGCAAAAATATATAGATATGATGGATCAAGTCATAGTAACTTTACCCGATCATCTGGCGGTGATTACTCAACGAATTTAACTGGTGTTGGTAACTGGACAGGTTCTATATTCAACGGACTTCCAATACTTAACAATGGAGTAGATGACCCACAAGCGCTTGCATCTACTGGTGCAAGTAATTTTTCAGATTTATCTAACTGGCCTGCAAGCACAACTTGCAAAGTAATTAGACCTTATAAGAATTTTTTAGTATCCCTAAACCTAACCGAGTCTTCGACTAATTTGCCAAACAAGGTTAGATGGGGAGCTTCGGCAGAAAACCTTACTTTGCCAAGCACTTGGGTTGCTAGCAGTACCAATGATGCAGGTTCTGTTACTTTAGGTGACGCAGGTGATTTTATTATTGATGGTTTCCCGCTCAAACAATCTTTTATTATTTACAAAGAAAACTCTACTTATTTAATGAATTTTATCGGAGGCAATCTTGTTTTTAGTTTTCAAAAGCTATTTGATGACTCTGGTGTGTTAAGCCGCAACTGTGTAGCAGAATTTAATGGCAATCACTTTGTTGTTACAGCAGGAGATTTAATTGTTCATAATGGTGTTAGAAAGAAGTCAGTTGCTACAAACGTAATCAAAAGGACACTTTTTGCAGAAATAGATAGCACTAATTATGCAAATACATTTGTTACTCACAATAAACAAAAAAACGAAATATGGGTATCGTACCCTACTGTTGGGTCTACTTTTTGCAATAAAGCGTTGATATGGAATTACAACACAAATTCCTTTAGCTTTAGAGATTTACCAGACATATTGCACATATCCACAGGAATTGTAAACCCTGGAACGTCACCAGTCGTTTGGTCAGGACAGAGTCAAACGTGGGATACATATAGCACCACAGAAAATTGGGGCATGAGAACATTTAACCCGACAGAGACTTCTATTTTGATGTCAAGCACAGGAAACACGAAGTTTTTCAGAGGTGACAATGGATTCGATTTTGCAGGCTCAGATTTTACAATGATTCTAGAAAGAAAAGGTTTGGTCTTAGATGGCAATCCAAACACTGTTAAACAGGTAAGAAAAGTAACTCCAAGGTTTTCTAGCACAGGATCAGCAGAAATATTTGTAGGAAGTTCAATGACTCCAGATGGCACATATAGTTATAAAACACAACAAACTATTAACCCAGACAGTCAAAATAAAGTAGACGCAAGAAGCACAGGCAAATATATTGCAATTAAATTCCAACACACATCTGCAACAACTTTTGAGCTTAACGGATACGATCTAGAATACGAAGTATTAGGAGAAAGATAATGGCAACCCCAATGGAAGAATTAGGTTTAACAGGGATAGACAACTTCGGCAACATAGTTGATGAAAAACAAGCAATGGATATTCCTTTAGGTCCTTCGTTTGGAAGACCTCAAATTACAGACCCTAAAACTGGCTTTCGTTCAGATAAAATGTTTGATGAAATGACCAATGAAGAAAAGAAAAAAATTGTAAAACCATTGGTAGATTATCATAACGCTATGAACAATGTTATGATGAGTGGCCCTGCTAGGGAAGGACGCAGCACCATACTTACAGACACAATAACGGAAGATGTTTATCCTTACGGAACAATGTTTCCAACCTATCCTGTAAGACCGCAAACAAATAGGTTCGATGTAAATTTTTATC